AGTTCACTCCACATAACACCATGTATGATGCCATGCAATTAAATTTTAAGCCGTTATTGATTTGTATTGTTAAGCACGGCACATACACTTAACATTAGCAATCATTTTTCTTTTTTAAATCACAAGACCTTATAGGGTTATGACAATTGCTAACGCTTGTGTAACGATTCATTTTTAGAAACTAATGCTTCTAGCTCCTTGATTCTTTCTTTTAACCTATCAACATCTTCAGTTGTTTCTTTCATCTCAAAGTATCTCCCCCTTGATTTACCGTACAATTTTCCTTTGTAATACATATTATCGTTATTTATTCGTTTCTAAAATCAAATGTTACACAAGCGTTACTCCCCTCTATTAGTCAATTTCTTATAAACATACTCATGTGAATGTAACAAGATGTCACCACCTCCACCGCGATAGACTACAAAACAGCTTTCTGGTCTATCTTTTCTAACCTTTTCAGGGTCAAAGATCACGTTTCTAACGTCATCGGGGTTAATATAAAGAACTTTGCCATGTGTACCATTAAATCTTATTAACTCAGTGTCTAAAGTTCCAACTACTTCTATTGTTTTATCTATACTCATATCCTTAAATTTATAAGCCTTTTCTCTTCATGCTTAGGAAGGTATTAAACTATACTAAATTTTCAATCTTAAAACATCTAAACCCCTTTGCATCTAAATCATAATAAGATACTGTTGAGTTATTACCTTTACCGCCTTTATACTTGTAATCGAAAGCATCTGCATTAAGTGTACCACATGCATTTCTAATGCTCCCGTCTTTCTTTTTGAATTGAAAGTAAACTGGCTTTGTTAACATCTCAGATTTTAACTTAAAAGCTTTCCATGCTTTCTTTAATGCTTCTGATAGAGTTAAACCTAAACTCTTTACTAATTCCCATGCTGATTTGAATACTTGACTTTTCATTTTTCTTTTTCTTTTTGTTATCCTTGAATTATTATACAACAAATATAAAGTAAAGGTTTCATATATGCAACACTTGACACAAAAAAAAGAGTGATAAATTAATACCACTCTTTAAAACGTAAAAAAAAAGTTACTTAACTACTTAATTTTTTTAACCTTGTTAAGGTACATCATTAACAATACTACTACTAGTCATATTATTCATAACAAAGATGCAATTAGCTTGGAATCCTACATCAAATAAATATGGGAACTGATCACCGTCCCCCATTCTCCACCAATGCTCTGGCTGTGATCCTAACCCCATTAAATCTACAGCTGAACCGTTATTGTAAATGCTAGTTGCTAGATTACTAACATCATCATTCCATACAGCAACCTCATCAACTCGGCAGTTGTTACGCATTGATTGACCATTATTAAAACGTCCTATTCTAAAGTTTTGCGGTTGAATACTTCCACTATAACCGAAATTATTATGACTGTTAACATTGCCACTTGTTATGTTTACACCATCAATAAAGAATTTAAACCTAGAATAATAGTTACTTAAATTACCACTAGATGAGCCTGTTGTACCTCCGTCATAAGTAATTATAACTTGCTTCCATTGACCTTGTGGTATGCTGTTTTGAGTTGTAGCAAAAGTTAGCCTGTTATTGTTACTTCCGTAACGCATCTCTAACCTATTTAAACTGCCATTATATTTTATTTGTATGTAACCTTGATTAACCACATCTTGATTACCAAAATATAAAACAGTTTGGCTTGCGTTATTAGCTGTTCCAGCTTTAAACCAAAATGATATAGTCCAAGCATCAGTAAGACCCGAGCCGTTACCCGTTCTACCTAAAGTGTTTTGTAATATACCTGCATTAGCCCCACACCAATCATTATTATTAAAGTTTATGCTTTTAGTGTTAGAAAATAGCGGATTGCCTACAGATAACTCTATTATTTTCGAGTCTTCACCGTTATAATTTATAGCCTTTACAGGTATAGCGTACTCACCTACTGCTAATGATGAACCGCCTATTAACTTTCTAACATTACCGTCTACAGTAGTAACAGAGGGAACGTTTGATAAATCCCACTCGTAACCCACCCCCAAATTAGCTGTAAGTTCATAGTTTAATACTTCTCCTTGTGTTAAACTAATACCTAAAGGGCTTGTAATTGTTGGAGGGTCTGCTCCAGGTGTTCCACTAGTTTGAAATATAGCATTTAACTCGTTACATACGTCTGTAGCTGTTCCTGTGTATGGGTTATCATTCTCGTCTACAAAATCAGTATGTAAAGCGTTTGAAACTATCTCAAAACCTTTGGCTAAATCCTCTATCTGTACTAAATCATTTTCATTTAAAGTAGCTTGTAAACTGTTAAGGAATTGCGCCCCGTTAGCATCTTCTATAAAAATACTATTAGCAGATTGATCTTTAAAAACTTTTATTGTCGACATAATTACACTTTTCTTTTAATTACTTGAATTACAGAACCAGCATTAACTAAAGTTCCATTTGTTGATAATTTTACCTGTAAAGTAATAGGGTTTGTTCTTGTGTTTTCATCCCCCATGTATATTAAGTCTGGTTTTAAACTAAGCCTGTAATCTTTTCCACTACCATCATCTAAACGTCCTAAAGTAGTTGATAAAGTATACTCACCACCATTACCACCTAACCCATACCTAAACTCTAACAAAGAATTATTTGTATTAGGGTTAATAGTATAGTCGTTTCTTATTATAATAGTATCACCTAACTCTAGCCCTGTTGGATCAATAGCACCTGTAGCAACGTCTATTAACTCAGTTACACCATCTGGTGCAAATGCTTTATTTGTAAAAGCTCCTTGTCCGTTATTAGGGATAATAGTCCAAGTATCCGCAACTAAGCTTACAATTCCTGTAGTGTCGTTATAATCAATAAAACCCTGTGCATCTACTAGACCACCACCCCCGCCACTGTCATCTAAAAAAAAAATCGCTTCTAGAGCGTCCCTTAATTCTGTAGCTGTTGCACTTCCAGACCCAACACCTATAACAGTATCAACGCCTATGTTGACTTCAAATTCTGTTGGTGTTGCTGAATTACTCCTTATTTTTAGTATGTTATTATCTGATAAATTAGGTATTGTTAATTCAACTAAGTTTTTACCGGCTGTATATCCTTGACCGTTGAAATTAATACCTAAAGATTTACCATTATCAATAAACTCGTAAGTAAAAGGCATTTAATAATATTTAAAGTTTTAAAAAAAGCGGTTAAAGAGATTAATTAAAACCTCTCAAACCGCACAATAAATTAAATAAAAGGGGTTTTACACCCCTAATATTATACTTTAGTAATTGATCCGATAGCTGTTGCAATATCAGAACACTTCATAAAAGCGTTAGTATTTGGAGTTTCAACTAATAAGTTCGCTCTAACAGATGCTTTTAAAGCTACTAAATCAGATTCCCAATCAGTATCATTTTGGAACGCTATAGACGTTTCGTATGATTGATTAACTAATAAATCACCTTTAGTAGAATCGAATACATAACAAGTGTTAGCAGCAACAACAGGAGAAGTAACTACTCTCATTCCGTTAATCATTGGTACACCGTTAACGTCAACCATTCTATAATTCATATAGTTGTTATCACCATCTTTGTAAGAGTTAACCATTTTAAACCAGTCTAATTTGTTAACTACTGCGATATTTGGAGAGAACGTGTTTTCTTGTCCTAATACCTCAATTTGAGTTTGCATAGCACCTAATAAATCAACTAAGTTAGCATCTGGAATAGTCGCGCCAATAGGAGCGTCAGAGTTAGCAGCATCAAACTCAGAAGCGTAAGCCTCTACACCGTTTAAGTTTTCACCTGTACCATCTCCTAAAAGAATTTGCTGGTCTAATTTGAACAACACAGAATCACTAATCAAAGTATTTAATCTACCCTCAACAAATGGGTAATCATTTGCATAGTCAGAACAGAATTTTAAAGTGTCTTTAACCTTCTTAGTAGCTATGTTTTGAGTTTTGATTGTTTCTTTAGTTCCTGAAGTAACAGGTGAACAAGTAGCAACGTTTTGAGCGTTTCTTACAACAGTTTCCTGTTCTGCATATTTGTAAAACTCACCTGTAAAAGGGATTCTTGAGAACATATCTAAGAATACAGTAGCCTTTTTTGGTAGGTCTGTAATACCTGGACGCATTGGTGCAAAGTCTACACCTGCATCAATATCTCCATATGATGAAGTAGCTTTTACTTCAAAAGATACAGTTTCTTTACCTTTTTTAGCGATAGACTCTAATTGACTTGATTTTTCAGCAATTACTTCTAAAGTAGATTTAACTTTAGTAGCTTTTTTCTCTACTGAATCTTCTTTCATTTTAGCTACTTCAGTACCTAATGAAACTAATTCCTCTTTTGTAGCTTTAAGCTCTAATTGTGCAGCGTCTAAAGATTCTTTAGCAGCCTTTAATTCTAAACCGTTTGCATTAATTTGCTCTGATTTCGCGTTGATTCCTTCAATCGCTTTTTCTAATTCTTGTGACATTTTAATCTAATTTTAATTTTGAAATTATTGTATTGATTTCAGTTTCTTCATTCTCGTCGGTTTGAGTGTCTTTTAACGACTCAAATGATTTTAATTTAGATTCTAAAATTTCAATTCTTTTTATTAACTCTTGTGAGTTCATATCTGATTTGAGATCTAATAAAGGCGTTTCACTGTTAGCCCCTAAAAAGTCAAGGGTAGAATATTCCATTAACTTAACCTCTTTTAAGACGTTTGCTTTTTGTTCGTCGCTTGATTCTTCTTTAACAACTGAGTAACCGATAGAATGCTCTAATGTTTGACCACCTTCAGCAAAGAATTTATAATTGTTAAAAGTTTCTCTAGGTAGTTCATTCTCTAAATTCATTTTAGATATAACCTCTAACCCGTCTTTAGTTGCTGTCATCTCAACAGGATAACCTAACAACATATCCCATGAATGATTTTTAAGGTGTTTTATTCTGGTTTTACCTGAGTGTTTAAAATCAGCAATAGTTTTATTAAAAGCTTTAGAGTCCATGATGTCACCATGTGCATCTATATTACCAAATGCTGAAACTCTTATTTTAACTAATCCTTTTTCGTCTACATCTTCAATAGTAGAC